TATTCCTTGATGTCCACTTCGCGCTGCGCGACGCTGTCCTGAACATTCTGGATGATGTCGGTCATCCGGTTCAGTTCCTGCGTCATGGCCTCTAGCTGCTGCTGTGCAGCCATCATCTCTGGCGACTGATCGCCGTCCGACAATACCTTCGGGTCAAGAATTTTCTTGAACCGCTCTGCCATTTCCTGCGCGCCGGGCCAATCCATGTTCTTAATGAACAGGTCGCCTGCAACAGCCCATAGCTGCGGGTTCGACTGCAAAATCTGGCTCATGGCGTCAAGGGCTTCTTGGCGCTTGGTCATGTAGCCGGGGCCAGTTGTGACCATAACGTCGTAAGTACCAACGCCGGGGTTGTAGACCTTTTCGATCAGCGCGCCCATTTCGTCACGGATTTCCTTGACAGGCTCTTTCTGCGTTGGGTTGAACTTGACCATGTCAACGTCACCGTCAACGCCGATGATGCGTGCGATGCGCTGCGTGTCGTAAATCTTCGGTATCAGGTCTACGATTTGGCGTGTGATGTAGCGAATAGCGCGCGCAAGGTTGTCTACATAGTGGTATGTGCCGACATCACCCTGCTTTTCACGCGCTACGATGGCCTTAGCCGACCGTTCGTTGCCCTGTTGGCCCAGCGAAGCGTCATACTGGCCTGTGGTGGCCTTAATGTCCTCACCAGCGCCCATTTTAGCCTGTATCAGACCTGTTTGGGGTAGCGGTGGTGCTGCACGCTGTGGCAACGGTAAAACGGCTCCAGCGCCGTCTGTAACGTCTGGATTGACTTCCAGATACGGCCAGTTGGTCGTATTGGCAGTCTTCCACTGCATTTCGTAGCCTTCGAACTGACCGCCGTAACCGATAAACGGTGCTTTCGGCGCCAGCGCCAGCATTTCTGCTTCTTGGCTGGTCCAGTAGTTGTACATACGCTGGGCATCTTTGGCGTTACGCACAAGGCCGCTGATGTACAGCTTGCCTTCGACTTCCCATTCGTTACCAACGACGCGCACGACAGGTATCCACTTGCCCGGCCATTCGCGTTCGTCGAGGATGTCAAACCCGTTGGTCTTCATCCACATGACCTTTTGGCGGTCTACTTCGCGGGTGCGGATAGGCTTGCCGAACATGGCTTGCAGGTTGGCGTCTTGCGATGTGCCTTTGAAAGCCGTCTGATTGTCTGGATACAGGTTCAGCGTAGCTTTTTCATACACCTTATAGAAGTATTCCGCTATCCGGATGGTGTCTTCAGCCAGCCATTGCGCCATGCTCTCGTTGCCAACGCCCTGCGACATGATGGTCGAGACAGGCGAGGCGTCTGGGAACATACGCTCATAGTCGGAAATTAGGATGTCTTCGGTGACAAAGCACCATTCAGCGTCTGATCCGCATGGGTCTTGGATTGTGGGGTCCATATAGACGCTGAACGCGTTGCGGACGCGCGCGATGCGGATGTCTTGGTCGAAAGTTTCTTCGTTGCAATACTCAGTCAGCAGGCGGATGTAGCCTTCGCCGTAGGTGACTTGGTTGTCGCAGGCGGTGTCATACGCAACGTCAGCGTCCGACATATACTCGATGTGGCGCACGACGCCGTTGAAAATTTCTGCGACCTGCACGTCAGCGTTGTCGTCGGCTGGAATTACCTTGCCGCTAGGGCGGTTTTGGCGCTGTTCGTTGGTGACTTGACGGACGTGCTGCGGCAATTTGTTAATTGTCAAGCATGGACGTGCGTTAATTGTCTGCCCTTGGACGCTTCCACGGGTCGCCAACACATCAGCAGGCCATTGCCACTGGTTGTCGGGGCTGCCAGCCATGAACCGCAGGTCGTCCAGTTCGTCTTCACGGCTGTCCGAGTATGCAGCCTGCGCCATTTGCAGGCGCGACCGCATGGTTGCCATCTTGTCATGGTCGTCACCAGACGTTTTAGGCGGGTTAGAGCCTACGTTGGCGACTTTGCCTGCGGTGTTGATGCCTGTGGGGTCGGCCATGTGCTATTTCTTGCCCTTTTTAGCGGCTTGACGCTTGACGCTGTACGCTATCGCCACAGCCTGTTTCACAGGCTTTCCAGCGTTTACTTCAGCCTTAATGTTCTTTCGGAACGCGGCTTTGCTTGTCGATTTGGACAGCGGCATGATTATTTCTTCTTTGTCGGCGTTGGCTTGTACAGTTGGGTCGTGCGAATGACTTGTGGCTTGGGCGCTTTCGCCGGTGCCGCTTTAGCAGGCATTTTAGCCGCTGGGCGACCGCCGCTGGCGTTTGTCGGGCCTTCACGCGCCAAAAGTTTGTCTGCATCGAGCTTGCGACCCGCTAGACGAGCGGCGGCGGCAGCGTTTCTTTGCGCCCCCATCTCAGCTTTTATGACTTTTGGATCGGCAAGACGGCGGCTTGGCGCACCGTAAATATCTTTTCTACCTGATGGCATTTACTTACCCTTCTTAGCTGGTTTTTTAGCGGTTTTTGCGCTCTCTTTGAACGCTTTTGCGGTTGGTGCGCCTTTAGCACCGGGTTTACGCATTTTTTCGCCAGAACCAGCCGCTATGCGGGCCTTCTTGGCGTGAATATTGGCATATAGTCCGGGCTTCATGAGCAATTCCACCTTTTCAAACTGGCCTTAGCGCGGGTTCCGTCCTTAGCTTTGGCTGCTACAGCACCCATGCGGGCGCAGAACGACGCTTTGCGGCCTGCATCGGCCTTTGTCTTCGGGTTGGGCGCTGGCGCCTTCAGCTTAGAGCCGGTCGCAGCGTTGTATTTCGCACGGCCCTTGGCGGTCAGCCCCGCGCCTTTGGCAGCGGACAGCTTCTCTCCACGGCCAACTGACAGCGACACAGACTTTTTCTTGTCCGCCATGCTTACGAACCCATCCAGCTTGTAGAAATTCCTTGTGGAGAATAGCTGCTAACGCGTCGCTTGTCAACGCGTGCTTCGCGGTGTGCGATAGGAAATGCAAATGTCACTGCGATGGCGTCCGCAGCGTCTGGTGAGGCCAGCCCGCGCGACTTCATGTCCTTCTTGCTTTCGAGGAAGATTGTCCCCTTGCTGTCAGGCTTTACTTTAGGGCTGATCAGGTCGGTTTTCAGGAACCTGTCGTTGGGGATGTGCGCCGTTTTCAGCCAGTCGCGCATGGCGCCCCACATCTCAGCGCGCTTGTTGCCGTACATGAGTTGCTTCATGGCCTTATTGCCGAAGTTCACGCCGCGTATCTTGTATCGCTGCTCTTTTAGCCGGTCTACGACGCCTGCGCCTAGCCCGCCTTCGTCGATGACGACCAGCGCCGGCTTGTATTCTTCAATGGCGTCGATGACGTGTCCGACCACTTCCATAGTGTCAGCGCCGCGGTGGCGCTTGATGGCGATCAGGTCACGCCCTTGGCGCACAGCGATGACGGTGGCGTCTGCACCAAAGCGCGCAGGGTCAACACCGATAGCTATGGGCGCTGTTTCGTCTTTGTGCTTTGGCCGAGCCATCGCGTCATCGACCAGATTGCTGCCGATGAACTGATCGTCACCTTCTGAGGGGAAGTTGCCGTAGACTTCAACGCTGGCCTGATAGCTGTCTGGCCCATATTCGTCGATAATGCGCTGGTACAGGTTTTTATCTGTACCTTCCACATCGCGCGCGTCGATAGTGCGTGTGCGCCAGAACGCCCGTTTGCTGTGGAACGTCTCGTAGAAATAGCCAGTGTTGCGCCGCGGGTTGGAAAAAGCCAGATGGAAGCGATGCGGCGTGTTTTCCGTGAAGAAACCATCGCTAACCGACCAGATGCTGTCAGGGATACCGCTGGCTTCGTCGAAGATCAGCATCACACCGTCGAAGTTGTGGACCCCTGCGTATGCGTCAGGGTTCTCTTCGGACCACAGCCGTCCTTCGACTGACCAGTAGCGCGTGCCTTTTTTCAGGTCGCGCTCGACCAGTTCGGTCAGCCATTTGGCTGGCATGATGCGTGTGGCGGCTATCTCGAACCAGTGGCTGTTGAGCGACATCGCCAGCCACTTGGTAATCTCTGCCCATGTGACCGAGCGTAGCTGCGCTTCAGAGTTTGCCGACACGATGGTCGTCGAGCCGATGCGCGTAGACAGCATCCAGATTACCAACCAACTGACCAGCGCCGATTTACCAATACCGCGTCCAGAAGCCACCGACTCACGGAATGTGTCATAGTCTAGCTTACCGTTGTTCTGCTTGATGTGGTCGCGCAGGTCGCCCAGTATCTGACGCTGCCATTTGCGCGGCCCTTGGAAATGTTCGAGCGGCGTACCTTTCTCGCCCCACGGGAATGTCAGCAGTACGAAAGCTAACGGGTCATCCTTGATCGACGGCGACCACAGCCGCGTCATCAATTCCATCTCTTCGGATGCGCTGTATATCGGTTGCTGCATGGTAGGTGCTATCCTCTATCTGGGGTACTTCAGCGTACGTCCCTTCGATGACGCGCTGCTGTGCCTTTTCGAGCGCGCCGGTAATGCTGATCTGCTGGTCGATGTTCACGTCAATCTGCTGCTTGGCTACCCAGCCGTGCTGATGCTTGAGTATTTCCAGCGCAGCCTTGCTGTCGCCATCGCGCGCTGCGTCGTACATCGTCTTAGCCGCTGTGTATTCGCCGTCAGCGCGGCCTTTAATCTCAGCCATCTCGACCAGCGGGTCAGCGTCGGCCAGCACGCGGTATTGGCGCGGCGTCAATCCAGCGGCCATCGCCAGACTGTCACCCTTGAGGCCGTAGCGCGCAGCTTCATAGATTGCCTCTAGCCGCGCCTCTGTGGCTTGCGTCCGTTCTGGTGTGAAGGGCAGTGAATAAAAAGTCATTGGCCGCATACTAATCTACTGGTTGCAGATACGCAACAGGCTTTGGTGCAGTGAGATTTTAAAAAAAAATAAAAATTGCTCACGATAGGTGCCCGTGACAGTCACGCGCCCGTCGGCCCTAGGGGGGCGGCCTCCAGCCTGCCAGCGTTCTGGCTTTGTTCTATCGCGTGGATTTTGGCTTGACCTTTTGGCTTTACGTTAACGTCAACCTAACAAAAACATATTGCTGGCTGGCTATGCTGCGGTGCAACATTTACGCCAGGGTGGGTTGTCAAGTTGTCATGCAAAAGCCAGTCGGTTTGCGTGGCCAGTTGAGTTTGCGCGGGCGTCGAGCGCGGCGATTAGGGCCGGCCCTCAAACTGTATTAGTCAACTAGGGAACGTCAAAAACGTCATCGAAAAACAGGTGACTCTTATAATACGTATATTCTAACCATATAGGTTAATATTTTTATAACATCACCTACTTATCTTTTTCATGACAATATGACGTCCCATTGCCATTAATCCGCGCAATCAAGCCATTTTTCGGGACGTCATTTGCGGTGATTTTCATGACTTCCCTCATGACTGTTTTGACGTCCCTAAAATCCAAACATTTTACCGGATATCTGCCAGCCACCAAATCGGACGCCATTGGGACGTCATTTCACCCAATCGCATGACAATTGGAACAGATACGGAACAGAACCAGAACCTTTTAAGACTCGACCCTTTTCCATACTAACCTACCCTCAAACTCAAATCGTGCTGTATGGGCCTTAAAATCGGTTTTAGAGGGTAGTGCAGAAATGCCACACAATTTAGTGCAAATCTGAAAAAACGACATGGGCCTATAAAATAGTGTCTTGAATATACCCTCAAACGGGTTCATTAGAGGGCCTCAATCAATACAGGAGCAATACAACATGACTGCCACCGACACCGACATCATCGCCACAGGCGGCTTCAACACAGGCCGCCAATATACTGCCGAAGGCCAGCGCATCTTTTGGGCGCAGCTTGCAGACGGCTGGGTATACATCAATGATGCCGACCGCATGATAAGCGGCTGGGCGCGGCACACTGGGCAGTTTTTTAATGATGGCGCGGCGCTTACTCCCGCATGGATTATGCGGCAGTATGACACTAACCAGTTAGAGTATTTCCACCCTAACCACAATTTACCCCGCCCAAAAGTGCCAGCCAATTTTGACTACGGCACAGCCCTACGCATCTAAACCTATCCTGCGCGGTGCAGCTCGCCGCGCAGCCCTTTCAAACGGAGTGAGAACCAATGACTACATCTTTTCAGCAATACGCAACAGCCGGAGAGCGCAACGTAGCGCGGCGGCTAATCCGCGCAGCGTTAAACGCTGGTTACACTATCAGCGTCAATGATGGCGAGGAGTGGACTGTAAAGCGCAGCACTAGCGCAAGAATTATCAAGGACGCGCTTTGCACGACTGGCGAGGACACGTTGCTGCTTCATGCCGCCGACCCTTCCAAAACTATAGGTTGGCATAACGCTGGCAGCTTTAGCCTTATCTGGGGCAATGCCGACGATGGCAGCGAATTGATTGCTGATTACACCGACAACGGCGTTTGCAATGAACTTTGGGCGCTGGCACTGGGAGAGATGGCATGACACACGATTACAGCAGCGCGAACGACTACTTGTTACAGGTTCCGTATCTTAACGACAGCGGCAGCCCGCGCGTTGTCACTATCAGATGGCACGATGCGCGGGAACTTGTCGGCGATGGCACACATCAGTTGCTGAACGCAGGTTCCGAAATATATCTAGTGACGCCAATAAAGCCGCCCGTTGTCGGGCACGTTTACCAAATCGGCTGTGACGCAGTCTAATCAACCAATAGGAGCAACACAAATGTATAACCCATACCAATGCGAAGAGGGCGAGACTGTTTACCGCCGCCAGCCAACCATGGCCGAGATACGTTTCGGGCACGGCGCAATCCACTATCGCACGTTCACGATTGCGGACACGCCAGAAATGTTTTTGCCGGATGGCTCACGCAAACGATTTTTCAAGGCCAAAGACGATGGCCTCTTTTACCGCCGCTAACGTCAATCAATAGGAGCAACACGACATGGCACAAGCAACACGCGACTATCGTTACGTCCTAGTCGACAAGGCAAATCACATGGGCATCACCCTTGACGGGCAGCCAGCCGCAATGGCTGGCGCTCGTGCCACCTATGGCGTTGTGCGCCTATTGAGCGGCAAGGGCGGTGACGTTGAATATTCATGGCCAGCCGTTGAACGTATACTAGCCAAAGGCGGCGCATTTGTAAGCTAACACCACCGGACGGCGGGGCAACCCGCCGCGAGGCTGGCGCTAGTGCCAATAATAGGAGTGAGAAACTATGACAGACAATACTTGCAACGGATGGCGCAATGCCGCAACTTGGACCGTTGGCTTATGGTTTAACGATACATGGGCCGAGATGGCGGAGGACGTGCTAAACCCCTATAACTTAATCACGGCGGACTTTTGCCGCGATATGGTGGAAGAGTATGTTTACGACCTAATAGGACGCGATAGCACCACGGCGGGTTTCATCTGGGACATGCTTGACCTGAACGCTGTCGATTGGGACGCACTGGCAGCCCATCACCAGCCCGTAGGAGAAAGTGCATGAACCGTTACCCTAACTATATCACCTTCGCATGGCAGCGTTGCGGCGATGATTGCGACTATGAAGTTGTCGGCACGTTGAACGGCGAAACAATCGATGAAGATGCCGTATGGAATTATCTTGTCTTGCAGACGCTGGCCGCCATGCGGCTGTCAGAAAATGACGTTCAAGCCTACCACCGCGAGGACGTTTACAGCGTCATTGAACATGGCGGCGATGATTGGACGCCTATCGACCTAGAGGCCGTGAAATGACAGACAATCAACTAAACCTAGCAATCCGCTTAAGCCTATTCGCCCTAATCGTGATTGTGGCCAACTATTACAAATATACGGGAGGCGCATCATGATAGCGCATATCATAATCAACGCATTTTTTTGGGCCGTCCTAGCCCTATCAATCTACGCAATCATTAAAACAGTGAGGGAAGCATAATGCCACCATTTGATTATGAAGCCGCCGCGCAGGAGCGCCGCAAGCGCGATAAAATGCTGCGCGATGCCGCGCCGGGTTTGCTGGCCGCATTGGAAAGCTTGATAGCGGATTGTGAGGCCCACGGCCTTACAGACAATGACGCGCACCTACGCGAAGCACGCGCAGCAATCACAAAAGCACAGGGAGCCTGACCAATGACCAATGACCGCAACTATTACCGGATGCTAGATGATGACGGCCTAATCAATGAAGGCCGCGACAGCATGGATGAACTGGCGATTGTGCTAGCAGAACGTCTGGCAACGCTGACAGACGCCCAAGAGGAACTAGAACACCTACAGACGCTATACGACCGCCTAGTGGCCGAAAATAACGCCCTGCGGGACGATATGGCAGAATGACCGCGCTGTTAGCAGGAGCCGCCCTATTCCTATTAACTTTACTACTGGAGGATTAACCAAATGACACAATATCAAATCGCACTCGTGCTGGCGTTAGTAATGCAACTGTTCACCGCCTTTCTGATATGGGAAGCCGTCAAGCGCGGCGACAAATGGCAAGCCGCATGGACCCGCGACACAAAAGAATTGCTATTCTGGAAACGTCACGCAGTGCTGCGCGACCCCAAGACGGGTAAATACGTCAAAAAGATGCGGCCATGATAGAATATGCCGTCCGCAAGCAGATAAAGCACCTGTGCGGCTATATCAGCGACAGGAGCGCCGTGTTGCAGCACGTCAACAGGGAACACGGCCTCAACCTGACGCTGCGCGACATAGACGAAGCCGCCACAACGCGCCACCGCGCACGGCGGACAGACCTAAAGGCAATGACACCATCGCCGCTAATCGTGACGCATACAAGCAAAGGTTACGACCCGCTAGCTAGGGCGCTGTTCAAATACCATGCGGCGCGGACGTTCGGCCCTGAACAAGTCTTTTGGCTGGACAGGCTGAACGACCGCAAGCCGAAGCCGACAACTACAATCGAACTATGAGGACAAACACATGATTAAGCCACAGCAAGCCGCTCCTATGGGGCGAACGCATCGAGTATCATCCGATAGCGCATGGCCGCTGCGCGGCCTCGATGGCAGGACTTTTGCGGAACGCCGCGCAGAACGTGAAAAGGAACAAAGCAAATGAACGCATTTCCAATGGCCATTTCCGCAAAATGCATAAGCTGGGAAGACGGCATGACGCTGCGCGACTATTTCGCTGGGCAGGCGCTGATAGGGTTACTTGCTGGCGGTAAGCATTTCATGTTCACCAGCAAAGAAGACGCCGCTAGAGCCTATTACATGGCTGACGCCATGCTTGAAGCACGGGAACAAAGCGAATGATCGCAGATAATTGGCTTTTTCTGTTGGTCATATCAGTCTGGATATTGACCGCATATCTCATTGCAACCGCCCCTGACATTACAGAGGAAGAGCGCAAAGAGATGGAAGAGGATTGGTGGTCATGAGCCGCCCAATGATTTACCCGATGGGAACGCTGGAAGTCGGCGAAAGCGCCACCATGCCAGCCGACAAGCGCGGCGATGCCAAGCGCACCAGCCGCAACGTGTCGCAATATGGCATCCGCAACGGCAAGGCATTTAAGTGCCGCACCAAAGGCGATGTGACAGTCATAACAAGGATAAAGTAACATGATTATAAAAGAACGCATTGAGGCGCTGCGCAAGCGCGAGAACGTCTGTTGGGACATGGCGGAGGTGTTCCTACACGCCAAGGACGCGCACGGGCTGCACGACATGGGCGTCGAAATACAAGGCATCCAGTGGGCCATCCGCGAACTAGAAGGGCTACTAAGCAAATGACCGACGAACAAATCACCAAAGCCGCACGGGAAATCTGCTCCAACCAAGCCGCGAAGAGCGATACCCCAGAAATGTCGCTATATATGTCCGGCAACTGGGACCACACCATCTGGATGCGGCTCGTTGAACAAGGCATCCGGCGTGGGCTGGAGATACGGGAGAAGGGGCAATGACCGACAACGATGATGATGAACTTGCACTGCCCGAACGCTACATCGAACGGGCCGGGGAAACCTTGGCCTATCGCTTGATGGAATATCTGGAGTTTCTGGGCGTGATAGGCAAAGACCATGTGTCCTACCTGCGCTACCCGCCCATCGAATTGATAGAAGACGCTGAAAAAGCGTTAAAGGATGAAGCATGACCCTGCGCCAGTTCCTACAGGACAATTTTGGCTGGGATATTTATGATTGGGAAATATATGACATTCGGTTCTGACACACGCAAATCTAAGCACGGCATTAACGCAATGGAAGTGGGCGAAGTCCGCGTATTCGATACGCCGACTGAACACGACAAGCACCTACTCCGCCGTTCGGCACACAACCAGAACGAGCGGACGGACAGGCACTACATAACTCGCTCTAAGGGTGACAAGCTGACAGTCACCCGTGTGCGTTAACAGACAATAAAAAGCCCCCTGCGGAGTGAGGACGCAGGGGGCTTAAAAAGGCCAACGGAGCAACATTGACCTTGTCCTTATATC